TTAAGCATTTTAGAAGAATGGTTTAAAGAAGAAGAAATAGAATCAGTAAAAAATGCAAAACAAAAATTCATTCCTATATTAGATAAATTAGTTAAAGGGGCAAATATTACTAATATGCCTCTTTTTTTTGATATTTATAAAAGAACATATGCTTTTTGTGGGAGAAGAGATTTTGAATGTTTTGTAGATTATTTAGAATGGAATCAAACAAAAAAAGTATTATCTAATCGTAGGAAAGTATTAAAACCGTATGTAGATGCTTTAAATAGAATTGCTTTTGATGATAAAATGCAATATTTAATTGTTTCTTATCCACCATCAATGGGCAAATCATATTTAGCAACATTATTTAGTGCGTTTGGTTTTGGAATTAGTATTAATAATTCAATAATTAGAATGTCATATTCTGATGAGCTAGTTTTAGGCTTCAGTAGAACAATAAAAGGTATATTATCAAGCCCAGAATTTGCAGAAATATTTCCATTATTTAAACTTTACAACGGGAAACCATTTGAAGTTGAAAGAGAGTCAGATTGGAAAATAAAAAATGCTAATGTCCCAAAATCAAATCATATAGCAAGAACTCGTGATGGTTCAACTACTGGTGAAAGAGCTTCATTTTCAATTATATTTGATGATATGACAAAAGGTGCTGAAGAAGCAAATAGTGAAAGTACACATAAAAAGATTTATAATAAATGGAACACTGAATGGTGGAATAGACGAGATGGACAAAAATGTAAATTTATATTTGTAGGTACACAATGGACACCAGAAGATATTTTAAATAGAGTAATAGAAGATAGAAATAAAGTATCAGCCTTACAACCTACAGAAAATCCTTATGTAATGGAAAGTGAAGATAAATCAACTGTTGTAATAAGAGTACCAATGCTTGATGAAGAACATAAAACAACTTGTTCAGAAGTATATCCTCAAGAAGTCGCAGAACAAATAGAGCAAAATACTGATCCATTTTTATTTAGCTGTGTATATCAGCAAGATCCAATAGCACCAACTGGTCGTGAATTTGCATGGGAATGTATAAATACATATTTAAATATTCCTATAAACTTAACAATCAATTCAATGGCAACACTAGATACAGCTAGAAAAGGAAAAGATAATGTTTCAATGCCTATATTTAGGAATGATAACAATTGCAATCATTATTTAGTTGATGCTATTTATAAACAAAAACCTATGGATGATTTATATGATGAAATCATTGAAAAAATTATAGAAAATAGGGTGACGTTATTAGTGATTGAAAATAATATTGATACATCATTAAAAAGACTTTTAGAAGATAGATTACATTCAAGAAAAGTATTTTATTGTACTATTGTTGAAAAATACAATACTATGAAAAAAGAGGAACGTATTAAAAACAATAGAGGAATAGTTCAAAAGCAAATTATATTTCCAGATAAATCAATAATAAGAGCTAATACAGATATTGGTAGGATGATGGATAACATTACTAAATATTCATTTGATAAACCAAACTTACATGATGATGGAATTGATTCTGTTTGTATGTATGCAAGCGAGGTAATACTTGGAAGAAGTAAATTAGCTAAACCAGTGCCACTAAAAAGACTGTTTTAACACAACTTTTGTTGTTATTTTTAACT